TCCGAAGTTCGATCTCTACCGGGGAATGCATCATCAATCTGCTCTCTAAGCTGGATCGCTGATCTTGAGAGCCTCGGCTTCACAGGCTTCACACTCCCATCGCTTTAGATTATTAAGTAATAGTTCTTCATGCCCACAATCTGGCATAGGAGCAATGAAAGCATCATCTACAGGATCGTAGGTATAACCAATTCCTGCAAAGTTGTATCTGATTTTTCCGTTGTAGCTTGTTCTTACAGCTCCATAGTATTTTTCCCATGAAGTGACGCCATCAATAAGATCGTCTTCATCTCGTCCGACAATAACATTTGTGACTTTGTTATTTGAGTCTAAATATGCGTAGTGTGCCATTATGCCCAACTTACTGTGTCGGATACGCCTGCAGCCGTGACTGTTGAAATTTTGTAACCACTTGATGTCGTAGTGGTTTGTGTAACTCCACCAGAGAATGTAGCTGTGTAAACAGATGGATACTTGAAAATTACAACGCCCGATCCACCATTAGCACCATTGCCGCCTGCGCGTGAAGCTGCGCCACCACCGCCGCCTCGGTTAGTTGTGCCAGCAGTACCGCCTGCGCCTGCCGCTCCGCCGCCATCTGTCGCTGTGCCGTTAGTACCGCCACCAGCGCCACCGCCACCGCCGCCTGCATAGCCTAGAGATGATCCAGAGATGGAATAGGTTTTACCTGATCCGCCGTTACCGCCATTGGCAGGAGCCGCGTTAGCGCCTACTGATCCAGCTCCGCCACCGCCACCGCCTGCGCCAGCAGTAGCATCACCATTACCGCCACCAAAACCAAAACCAATTCCGCTATAACTATTCTGCGTTGAGGATCCACCTGTACCTGCACCTGCGAACTCAGAACCACCGCCGCCCGAACCGCCGTTAAGCCCATTCTTACCTGATCCCGGACTTCCCCATGAACCGCCACCGCCGCCGCCAGTTCCCGTGTAAGTGTTAAATACAGAGTTACCGCCATTTGTGCCTTGTGTTGGACTTGCAGTTGATCCTACGCCGCCAGCGCCCACAGTAACTGTGAAGTTAGTTGATAAAGCTGGAGTCAGAGTTGTGTAGACCAAGCCTCCGCCGCCACCGCCGCCACCACCAAAGATGCCACCGCCTGCGCCACCGCCGACGACTAAAAATTCGACCGAGAATAGAGGCTTGCCTACATCTAGGTATGCGGCTAAATTGTTAAGCATTATGCAATAGCTCCCACTACATACCAAGCATCTGTAGCAGTCTTGATACAGGCTGCGCTTTTATATTGTGCAAGGGTAGGCTGTGCGGCTACTGTGCCACCTGAAAGGATTGTAGTAGTGCCAGAAGTAACGGCTGAGATGGTTACAGCGCCTGCGCCGACATTAAGGATGTTCAATACTGTACCAATAGGAAATGCTACTGAGGCATTAGTAGGGATCTTAAAAGCGATCGCTGTAGCCTTGTTCATCTGAATTAGGACCTGATAGGTATCAGTCAGGACTGCGGTGTAGTCAACTGTCTTAGCTGCACCGATGGTAAAGGCTACTAGGCCGTTATAGTCTGCGGCTGTAAAAATGTCGCCTGTTGTAGCTGGAAAGCCTTCTGCCATGATTTTCTCCTAGTATCCCATAATGGATTGTCCGATTATACCGTAAGTCGATGATCCTACAATGAATCCCTCGACTATAGGCTCAAGTGTTGTTACTGTACATTTCATTGAATTGGGAGTGATGTCCCATGCCAAGCCTTGAACCTGTAAGGTCTTAACGATTGTAGACCCGTCTGGCTGGACGTTAGTGATATTGACATTATCAAAGTAATCGAGGCCGATCATCGTGTTAGTCGGTACGGCTGTATCCAATAGATCGACAGTCATAGCATCGATTCGGATCGTGGTCTCAGCTCTAGTTGCTACATATATCTTGGCGATGTCTAGGACTTGAGCATCGGTCTCAGGGATCATGTCTGTAATAGCCGTGCCATGTGGAAAATACTTAGCCGATGAGGTTGCATCTGTGGCAGTCTGCGCTGCGCCGCCAATGCGTGTCATGCTGGCCTGATTGACGATGAGCTTGTCATCAAAGGCGTACTTAAGGTCTGAGTAGGGAATGCCTGTTGTCTGATTAAACTCGATAGGCGTAGCCGCTAATGTTCCGACTACATCGGTGCGATCCTTAAACTCTGCTGTGCCATCTGTGCGGATAAAGAATGCGCCTTGCTCTGCAAACTCAGCAGCCTTAAGAGCTGCGAGGGATGTGCGAGCTGTGCCTGGATCTGCCTGGACTGTGGTAGATCCTGTGTCGGTAATTCTCATCGATGTAGGGAATGAGACTTGATTTAGGATCTTGCCGATGCGAGTGCCTGTAGTCTGGCCAGCCGTTGCATCTGTCACCGTTGACACGTTAGCCATCTGGAAAAGACGGAATGCGTCTGAGCAAACTATGTCAACATAACCGATTTCTTGGCCTGTTGGATAGTAATACTTATACGAATCGACATAACCTGAGAATAAGAATTCTTGAGCTGTGGCTGTCGTGGCTGCCACGCGAATCTTGCGCAGTGGAGTCAAGTAGCCATAATAAGGACTGGATGCATTCTGAGGGTTGAAATAAGAATCAGGATCAAGAACTCGAACGGTGCATGTGCCAGCCTCATAGGTATCACGCATGACATTACGGCCACGGTTAATCTTGATTGATCGACTGACATCGCTGAGATCGACGACTGGATCAGGTACTTCTGTCGAAGCGAACTGAGATACTCCAATAACGCCATACTTGGCATCTCCAACTGTAAATGGATAGCCAAAGGTAGCACCTTGGCTAAAGTCGAATGAGACCGAGATGGTTGCAGGTAGAGCCATTAGAGAGCGACCGCTCCCTTAAATCCTTGCCCTCGATTTACTTGGTTAAATGATCCAGATAATGAGTCATTGATTTGTGTGTCAGTGATGATCGACGTTAATTCTTTTCCATCGAGCGTCACGGTTACATTTACCGAAGGATTTACTCCAGCAATTACGCCTGCACCTAGTCCGCCCATTGGCCCGACTTGACTATAAGAATTGGCAGGCACGTTGAAGTCAGGCATTACTCCACCGCCACCGCTTGAGATTGATCCTTGCGTAGTTAATGGAGCCATGCCCGGCGCTACCCAATTGCGATAAGGATTAGGAGCTTCTGGCGTTGCCAATAGAGCAGCCTGTAGGAGAGCATTATTCTTAATGGCTGTTTCTAGTTGAGAAGATAATTTAGTGGCAGCCGTATCATTCTTGTCGAGAAGTGCAAGCTGTAAGTTAAGCGATAGTTTATCTGTTTCGCTTATCTTGCCCTTGAGGGCTGCCTCAATGCCGATACGATCTAATTCTAGAGTACGAGCAGCCTTATCTAGAGCCGCTTTCTTAAGAGCATCCGCAGCTGTCTTGGCCTGCAACTTTGCCAATTCTTTTTGACGCTTTAACGCTTCGGCTTCGGCCTTCTTTTGTTTAGCAAGGTCAGCTGCGCTTGTATAAATACCAACGGGCATCGAGCCTAAGTAGCCAATCTTTATGCGATTGAATGACGCCAAGAATGCTTTCTCTTGAGAGTCGATAATTCTCATGACTTGATTCTCATAGTCATCGAATGGATTGAAGGCGGCTAGAATTGCTTGGTCGCTTGTTAAGTAATAAAGTTTCTTGAACCCGAATACTACTTGAGCAACCATGTCAGCAATTTTGCTAGACAGGGCTTCAATCTTGGCCACGAACTCGACAGGGTCTCCAGCTGCAAAAACTGAGACTAGAGAATCAACTAGTGCGCCGCCGATCTTTTCCTGCGCTTCGCCTGCGGCAGTTGAGATCAACTCGAACTTTCCAGCGTAGGTGTCAAGGTAGGCAGCATTCCCACCCTTAAATGTGGAAGCAAACTTAGCCTGCACGTCAGCGAACTTCATTGTCTTAAGCTCGGCCTTAGTAAGTCCTAAACCGTACTTGTTAAGCCCTTTAGTGTTGCCTACATAAGCCATTGAAAGATCGTTTACTACAGTCTCATAATCAACGCCAGAACCACGCGAAATGTCTAGAGCTTGAGTAAGTAATTCTTGAGACTTAGCAACTGAGCCCGTAGTCTGTAATAGGCGCTGCATTGCCGGACGTAATTGATCATCTGTAATCCCAGACATTCTAGAAAGATCAGAGATATAGCGCTCGATGCGTGGAGTCTCAAAGCCTAAGCCTAGATTTTTTACGGACATGGCTAAGCGAGAAGCTGCTTTCTCATCTGCTATAAATGCCTTCGCAGCGGCCTTACCAAAATTGATAACAGCGGCAGTCGATAGACCGATGCCAGCTGCGCCTGCTAGTTTCTTAAAATCCTTCGTAAGACCTTTGACGCCTTTATCAACATCCTTAAATGCTTTCTTGCCTTTATTTTCTACAATTATGGGCAGTCTTAACTCAGCCATTGGCACTCCCATTGAACTTAGCGGCAGCCTTTTCAAGCGCCTTGATTACTCCAGCTTTAGCTCTGCCTTCATCTTCTTTGTAAGCCTTATACATGGCGCGGCCTGCCATCTTGCCAGCGCCTGCTAGTTGCCCTTGTAAACGTGGAGTGAAGCGACCACCGATCCCAGATTTACGGCCAGCGGTCTCAAAGATCGCACCTGCCGCCGTCTTGTTATGGATCGATACAGTCGATGACCATCCTTCGCGGTTAGGCTTAGTAGGTGTCAACTTATAGCCGATGCCGCGTCTTACTTCACCTGCATCATACATTGGGAACGTCGCAGTCTTGACTTCATGCTTAACGAATCCAGACGGCATGTCACTATTAGATGGCATGAAGCCGCGAGCCTTTTTCACCAATGGCTTTAAGAATCCCACCATCTCATCTCGTGTTGCTTTGTCTAAGTCAGGAGAAAATTGCTTGAGAGCTTTGCGTAGGTCATTAGCGCCTTTTAGCTCTGTAGGCATTCTCCTGCTCCTTCGCTCGGTCTTTCAATGCTTTCAATAACATCTGAAGCATTGATGGATCTAAATCAATTAAGAATTGTGGAGCGATAGCCGTCTCAATGCTCAAGCGAGCTATGAGATAGTGGATGCTATCGCTGCCTAGGCCAAAGGGTCAGACTCTGCAACCTCTACACTCTTAAGAGTTTCGAGAAAGTCTGAGCCGAATGGCTTGACTGTGACTCCACTAAGTCGAAGGCCTTCCCATGCAAGCCAATAGACATCTGACTGCTTTTCATCATCGCGGAACGCTTTGTGAAATCCCTTTTTTGCAAATAACTCGAACGAATACTCGAGACGAGGTGTGATCTCAATCTCGGTAACGCTGTTGTCTGTCATCGTGACTATTAACTTTGCCATGCTGTGCCCCTTTATTTAGTTTCTTAGAATGTGCCTGTTGTGGCAACTGCGATAGTACCAGAGACGTTGAAGGTGAGGCTCTGTGTTGAAAGATCGCCTACTGCGCCGTTGATGTCAGTCGTGTTGTTGATAAGGCATGTCATTGTGTACAGAGGGTTAGTCGCAGATACTGCCGTTCCCTTTGTCTGTAGTAGAACTACTGTAACGTTAGTTCCCCATGCAGCTTGCAAGGTCGCTAGGACGTTAGCAGATGCTGTGTCGTTCAAGAAGTCGATTGTGACAGATGATGCCTCAAGACCCTTGACGAACTTATGGCCAGAGTCACCCATTGCAGTAACTTCAAGCTCATCGAATGCGCGGTTAAGTGTTACTGACGTAACGTGGTCTGATAGATCGACTGAGTTTACCTTCACGCCGACGTTGTTGCTTAGAAATACAGCCATGAGATTATTCCTCGTCTTTCTTAGTAGTTACTGGCTTAGGTGTTGATGGTGCTACCTGCCCGATCTTGATCAGGAAGGCTTCTTGCTCTTTTTCCCACTCGGACATTTTAG